TGTGGAAAAATACTTTGCAACATATCAAGTCAAAGATACTTTAAATCTTTCATATGAATTTCCAAATGGGGTTACTGATTCTTTAGGTAATAAGCCATCTCCAAATTTGGGATTTGGTATTATAACCGATAACATATCACAAAACTCAATCATATCCAGAGATGTAGATTGGACATTTCAAATTCCAACAATTTATAATACAACAATCGTAAAGGAATTACCAAAGACTCAGTTGTATTGGGGAATGACTGGTGGATTTAATAGAGAGGATGTTGTTACCAACTTATCAACATCGTTATTACTAAAAACTAAAAAAGATAAAATATTCCAATTGGGATTGGGTGTACAAAACAATTCAAATATACAACAATTATCTCCATATATTAGTGGTGGTATGTATTGGAAGTTATCATTTGGTAAGAAGAAATAGTTTATGGCTAAACAATCATTAAAAGAAATAATTAAATTGGAATATCAGAAGTGTGCTTCTGACCCAATTTACTTTATGAAAAAGTATTGTATGATTCAACACCCTGTTAGGGGAAAAATACAATTCCAATTATACCCATTCCAAGAAGAAACATTGGTTGACTTTAAAGACCATCGTTATAATATTATTCTTAAATCCAGACAAACTGGTATCTCAACATTAACCGCAGGGTTCTCACTTTGGAAAATGTTATTTAATCAAGACTTCAATGTTTTGGTTATTGCAACTAAGCAAGAGGTAGCTAAGAACTTAATTACTAAGATTAGGGTAATGAACCAATATCTTCCATCTTGGTTGAAATTGGAAACAGTAGAAGATAACAAACTATCTTTACGATATGCAAATGGTTCTCAAGCAAAAGCTACATCAGCTGCTGGAGATGCAGGACGTTCTGAAGCACTATCTTTATTGGTATTTGATGAAGCTGCATTTATTGATAAGATTGAAGAAATATGGGTATCGGCTCAATCTACATTATCTACGGGGGGTAACGCAATTGTGTTATCAACTCCAAATGGTGTGGGTAATTGGTATCATAAAACTTGGGTAGGTGCTGAAGAAGGTAGAAACGATTTCAACACTATCAGATTACATTGGACAGTTCACCCTGAAAGAGACCAAGATTGGAGAGATGAGCAGGAAAGATTATTAGGACCTAAAGGAGCAGCACAGGAATGTGATTGTGATTTTGTATCGTCTGGAGATAGTGTTATAGAACCACAACTTTTACAATTCTATAAAGATACATTTGTTCAAGAACCAATTGAGAAAACTGGATTCGATGGTAACCTATGGAAATGGGAATATGCTGATTACAATAAATCTTATATAGTAGTAGCCGATGTCGCTAGGGGGGATTCTTCGGATTTCTCTACGGCTCACGTTATTGATGTAGTTGAATCAACGCAGGTAGCAGAATATAAAGGTAAGTTGGATACAAAAGATTTTGGAAACTTTTTGGTATCACTTGCAACTGAATATAATAACGCATTATTAGTAATTGAAAATGCTAATATTGGTTGGGCAGCTATACAACAGGTTATTGATAGAAATTATGGAAATTTATATTATACCGATAAAGATATAAAATATGTGGATGCTGGTAACCAATTTAGTAACAAATATCGTTCACAAGATAAAAATCAAGTAGCAGGATTCTCCACAACCTCAAGAACACGCCCTCTAATCATCTCAAAATTGGAAGAGTATATAAGAGATAAATCAATCACATTACGTTCAGTACGAACGATAGATGAAATGTTTACATTTATATGGAATAATGGTAGAGCTGAAGCAATGAGGGGATATAATGATGATTTAGTTATGGCACTTGCTATTGGATTATGGGTAAGAGATACTGCTCTTAGATTAAGACAAGAGGGTATTGATTTAACTAAACAAGCAATTAACAGTATTTCATCTCATACTTATACTGGTATATATGGTGGTAATGATATCGATGATAATCCTTGGAAAATGGATATTGGCGATGGTACATCTGAGGACTTAACAAATTGGTTATAAATCAATTTTTTTATATTTATATAGTATATGATTTATTATGGATAATACAACTAAACAACTTTATGAGGATTTTACAAAACAATTTGAAGGTGATATCTTTGAATATGATGTAGAGAACCACGATGATTTGGTAGAATTCTTAGAATTTATAAAAGAATATAAGCCTGATGTGAATGAGGCTGAATACCAAGGTAGAGATGTTAAACTTAACAAACCAATGAGAGGTGATGTTAAGAAGTTTAAAGTTTATGTAAAAAACCCAAAGGGAAATGTTGTAAAGGTAAACTTTGGACATGGTGGAACATCGGCTAAGAAAGCTGGTGAGAAAACTATGAAAATAAAGAAATCAAACCCAGATAGAAAAAAGGCTTTTAGAGCTAGACATAATTGTGATAGTCCTGGTCCAAGAACTGGAGCTAGATATTGGAGTTGTAAAGCTTGGTAAATAAATTAGGATATATTAATAATTTTTCGTATATTAGTGAGATTATTAAATAAATAAAAGTAGAATGGCAGAAGGACAAAATAGTTCATTTTTTCAAAAGTTAACAAAACTTTTCTCTACCCAAGCCGTAGTCGTTGTTGACAAGGATGGTAAGAGGACCGTTAAGGATACTGATGATAGACAACAAGGTAGTACTAACTTAATGAATTTAAGAGATAGGTACACAAAACTACAACGTTCTTTTTATGGAGACCAGATGGCAGCTCAATCAATGGCTTATCATCAAGTTCGTAGAGAATTATTTAGAGATTATGATGCAATGGATAATGACCCTATTATCTCATCAGCATTGGATATATACGCAGATGAATCAACATTAAAAAATGAATTTGGTGATGTTATTCAAATCAAAACTCAAAATGAAAAAGTAAAAGAATTATTAGAAAATCTTTTCTATGATATTCTTAATGTAGAGTTTAACTTATGGGCATGGACTCGTAATATGGTTAAGTATGGTGATTTCTTTTTATCAATGGAAATAGCTCCAGGTAAAGGAATTATAAATGTACAACCACTCCCAGTTTATGAAACTGAAAGAGTGGAGAATACCGACCCAACTAATCCAAACTATGTAAAGTTTAAAGTTAACCACGACCCAAATGGTAAAGGTGAATACGAAAACTTTGAAATAGTACACTTCAGATTATTATCAGATACAAATTTCCTTCCTTATGGTAAGGCAATGATTGAGAATGGTAGAAGAATTTGGAAGCAAGTTTCTCTTATGGAAGATGCTATGTTAATTCATAGGATTATGAGAGCACCTGATAAGAGAGTTTTCAAAATTGATATTGGAAACATTCCTCCAACTGAAGTTGATAACTATATGCAGAAGATTATCAATAAAATGAAGAAAACTCCATTCATTGATAAGAACACTGGTGATTACAATTTAAAGTATAACATCCAAAATTTAACTGAAGATTTCTTCTTACCTGTTAGGGGTGGTGATAGTGGTACTGAGATTGATACATTAGGTGGATTACAATATACAGCTATTGAGGATATTGATTACTTAAAGAATAAACTATTTGCAGCTCTTAAAATTCCAAAAGCATATTTGGGATACGATGAGAATGTAAATGGTAAAGCAACTCTTGCTGCAGAAGATGTAAGATTCGCTAGAACAATTGAGAGAATTCAAAGAACATTAGTATCTGAACTTACTAAGTTAGCTGTTGTACATTTAGCATCTCAAGGTATAGAAGGAACTGAAATGGTAGATTTTGAATTAAATTTAGTTAATCCATCTACAATCTATGAGCAAGAGAAGGTAAACCTTTGGAGTGAGAAAGTAAGATTGGTATCTGATATTACTCAATTGAATATGATTTCAAAAGAGTGGGCATATGAGAATATCTTCAATATGAGTAAAGATGAGATTGATTACCAAAAAACTCAAATGGTTAACGACCTTAAAGATAGATTCAGATATCGTTCAATTGAGGATGAGGGTAATGACCCGGCAATGGAAACTGAATCAACTGATGTTGAGAATGAATTAGAGGAGTTGAAAAACGAACTAAAAGATAAAGGTGGTAGACCAAGAGAAGGTAATACCTATGGTAAAGATAAACACCCATATGGGAGAGACCCGTTAGGTGCTAAGGAAAACCAAAAGGCTTTGAAGAAAAACGAAGTTAAGGTTGGGAGAAAGGCTAATAAATTTGCTAAAGAATATGTGAATGGCATATCACCCAAAAAGAAGGTAATTACTGAAAAAACTGACTTTTTAAGTGATAGTAATTTATTAGACGAGGAAAATTTTAATAAATAAAATAAAACTTATATTTATATACGGAAAACTTGCGTATAAAGAATATATTATTATAGGGTAAATAACGTAATGAAGAGAGTAAAACATTCAAAATTTAAGAATACAGGTATTCTATTTGAACTATTGGTGAGGCAAATCACCTTAGAAGTTCTTAATGGTGATACGACTGAAACTGCAAAGACTATAGTAAGCGAGTTCTTTTCATCTAAGACTGAATTGAATAAAGAGTTAAGATTATACGACTTGTTACTAAAAGAAAAGTATAATTCGGAATCAAGAGCAGAAAAGTTCATTGATACTATAAATGAAGCTCATAGTAGAATCAATCAAAAGAATCTACAAAGAGAAAAATATAATCTAATCAAAAAGATTAATGAATCATTCAATATGGATGAATTCCTATCTTCACCTATATCAAACTATAAGGTATTAGCTTCAATATATAAAGTATTTGAATCTAAGAACTATGAAAACTATGATGTAAAGGATGTATTTAATTCAAAAATTACTCTAATTGAAAACATAACATCAAAGCCAGCTAAATTGGTTGAATCTAACGATTCTAACAAAGTAGTTGAAAATTACAAAAAGCAAGATAAGGATTTACGTTTACTTACTTATA